TGGGACAAACCATGCAGATGCACTTGCAGCGCCAGAAATAACAATTTTAATGCGAGCTCCACCAGAATAACCGTGAAACATATTCTGTAAAATTCTCAAAGTACTGGAATCTACACTTCTGACACCTTCTGTTAAAGTTCCATTCACACTGCGCAAACCTAATAAAGTGGCCACATCAAAACCAAAAACTCCTCTAGCATTGGCAACTTCATCAGGGGATAAAATACTTTTTGCAACTAAATACATGCGCCTCATCATATCACGAGTGGAAACTACTGGCCTCATAATACTACAATCATAAGGTATCAACTGTGACGCTGGTGAAAAAGTAACTTCTTGTTGCGCACCAACAGGCTCAGGTACTTTAGAATCTGTTTGTATCGCATCACCTTGTGCAAAAATGGAATCATCATCATCTTCTGCTTCTAAGGCCGGAGGAGAACTTATCAAATACGGTTGAATAATACGCAATGGATTGACTGAATATCCATAAAAAGCAAAATCATCTCCAGCTGAAATATAAACGTTAAAACTAGCTGAACTAACTACTGTGCCATTAACAACCAAAGGTTGCGCCAAGTAAACGTAGTACATACCCAGTTGACTAGCAATCAAATTCCAATCATAAGTATTAGGTTGTAACTCAATAGGCGATATGAACGGTAATTCAATAGTTTGAACTTGACCTCCAGCGGAAAATTCTAGCGTATCTGTTAACAAATTTGGTACTGACGCAAATGTCGGATACTGGGTAAGACCATTCTTTCTTATTGAATAATCTTTCGCAACCAACAATTTGCAATAATGAAAGTTAGACATAACAGATTGAAAATGAATCTTAATAGTACCACGCCAATAACGAGTCATAGAATACATTGTCTGTAGTAAATTATCCCACCCATGAGTGGTTATAACTTCAGATTCTGTATTAGTATACTTATATCTTATTGCTTGTGACACAGGTGAAATAGGTCTTGACCAACATAAGGTACCAGTAGTATCCGCAGATTTAACTACGAAAGTGCCAATTAGTTGTGGTTTAGTTACAATTTCTCTCATCAACATTTCATCACGCTCTGTATCAAAAATATAATCATCACAAATACGATCGAACTCTCCATAAGGATCCATTTTTTCAAATTGCTTAGGCATATCTGTCAGGTTAGCGTGTTG